CTAAGGAAAGGATTGATTCTATCTCTAGTACCATTCGCAGTTAAGGGAGTGGCATGTGGCACTCCTGATCTTGCTCGCCCTGTAACTCTGATGGCTGGGGATCAACTCCGTGTCTTTACCATGGTCGCGGCTGGCCGTAATGCGTCTCTTGCGGTAGTAACTAACCAAGGAGTTCCTAGAATCTTTATCGGTGCTAGTGTAGCAGCAGGTGCGGGAACTTTCCAACTAGTAGATCTCCAGACTGGAAATTCCATCGGAGAAACTTTGCAAGGGCAAGTTTGTGTTATGGCACAGTTTACTTCAGTCGACCAGGCATTAATTACAAGCGTGGCAGGTGGCGCACAGGTAACAATGTCAAACGGTAACTTATCTGGAGCAGTACCAGCTACTGATCCAATTGAAGCGCAGCCTTACATGAAGCCATGTAGAATCCCAGTTCAACTAAACTTTACAGCGCAATACATTACTTCTGCTTAAGGTGATCTAAATGAAGATGACAAAAGCACAAGGTCGCAGAAGATTAGCAGAAATGCAATCAAAAGCGTTTAAGCTGTTAGGTGCTGGATATATGTCAATGAAAGATTACGAAGCAGTTCGTAAAATTGTTGACCTACGATCTAAACAATTAAAGTAAGTGATATGATATGCCTTTACCAAATGCTGAAAGGAAGTCCTCAAGGATTTATCCTATTATGCAAGGTAAAACGCTTGAAGAGATTGCATCTGGTGAGAATCCTACCATTGATAATGTAGCCAAACCTATTGATGTCATGTTACTCAATGAAGATGAACTAAGAAGATTAGTATTAATTAAACTCGCAATTACAGCCTGTAAAGGTGATTGGGACGGATTTTTAACATAGGAGAGATATAATGCCATTACCAGATGCCCCAGATTATTCACAAAGAATATACGAATTACTAAAAGAAACTGATCTAGAAAACTTATCTTATGCACAATTTCAAGCTGTAGCGGAAAAAATCTTTATTGAACCAGAGAATGAAGATGAAATGCGTAGGTTAGTCCTGGTACAATTAGCTAGAATGGCTGTGCGTGGGGACTGGAACGGATTTTTGACTGGTGGAGGCGGCGGTGGCGGCGCTCCAACAAATGCTGAGTATGTTGTAATGGCACTCAATGGTACTCTAACTAACGAAAGAAAACTAACAGCAGGTTCCAGGATTACGATCACTGACGGTGGTGCAGGTGGAAATGTTACGATTGCAGCAGATGCAAGTCCTGTAACTTCCCTGGTTGCAGGTACTAACATTACATTAAGTCCGGCTTCAGGATTAGGCGATGTAACAATTACATCTTCAGGTGGTGGATCAGGTGGCTATACGGGTTTACCGGGTGTTGGTCCTGAAGGTATGCCATCAGGTTATGATAAAGTATTAGCAGGTTCAGGTTATTTTGGTGGGAATGGAATGTCATCATCGACATTTACCTGGAATAACAGATATGTGCATTTTGTACCTTTCATACCAGCATCTGATACAGATGTTACAGATTTAGGTTATCATGTAGTATCTGGATCGTTTACAGGTAAACTTGGAATATATTCAAGTGATACTACTACAGGAGCTCCAAATGCAATCTTGAAAGAGACTCCTTTACAAAGTGCTACAACAGGATATGTTACAGCAGCAGTTTCAGCAGGTTTGACATTAACAGCAGGAACTCTGTATTATGCGGCAGTGGCACAAGGTACAACAGCAGCATCTACCGGATTAAGATCGTACGGTTCTGGTGGATATGGTGCAACTTATTCACCGACAACAGGAATTGCTGATTTCAATGTTATGCAATTAAGAAGCAGTTTAGAGGGATTAGATACAGGACTTCCTACTCCAATTACAACTGCTTCATTAACGACAGTTTATGGTCAATTACCTATGATATTTGTGGGGGCATAATATGAAAGTACCAACTAAAATGATGTATGTTGATGATGAAGGAAATAAAACAATTGAAAATCTTGAAATTGATTGGAATAAATTAAGGGCATTAAGAAATGAAGAGCTTGCTTCTTTAGATTGGAAATTTCTTTCAGACCAAAACCCTACCGAAGAAGAAATTGAATACAGACAATTTCTAAGAGATTTACCTCAGAATTACGAAGATGCATGGGAAGCGGGGGAAGCGTGGAATGCCCAAACCTAAACCAGATCAAGTAATTAGACACGAAATAGTTCTTGGACGATCAGAAAGAGAATTAATTTCTGATGGTTTACTGGCTTACCAGGTAAACAGAATATCAACTCCACTAGTAGCACTAATATCTGATGTCTCTGCTATGTCATTAATTCTTGGTGGACTAGCTACATATTACGGATTTAAGTTTGACCTGGGAACTAGAGCATACGAATCTGGTCTAGACATTTACAATGATTGGTTAATTCAATACAATGCCTGGAAAGCAACAGCAACAGAAATTAGAGACGATCCAATAAGTCAAATCATTAATCTAATCATTCCTAGTGTACCAAATCCATATTCTGGAATGTATAGACCAGACCCTACAACTATTATTCCTCAAGTCGAGAATCCAGACATATATGCACCTACAGGGTCTAATCCTGTATTCGGTTCACCAATATGAGCCATATACCCCCCTATTGAGGCATCTTCTTCCAAAACTTGAACCTATTATTCTGTAGTGCTTTCTTCTCAGCCTCAAGAGCGTCTATTTGTTTGTTTAGAGTTCCTATGATCTCCTGGTATTTCTTTCTCTCATACGGAGCGATGACAACGCCTTTGTTTGCTCTAACTAGCTTCCCTGTATATTCTCCATCTTCATCACGCTCCTTAGTCCAAACAGGAGATGTGTAATACCATTCAATAGCGGCTGATACATTTTGACTCATGTAACCTTTCTTTGATTTCTTACGAAGTAATTCAGAAGTATGATCGTGCAAAGTAAACGAATGTAATATTTTACTCATTATTTTTTTCCTCCTTGCAATTACATAATGAAAATAAATATTTTTTTATTCGTGTTCTGTTAATATGAGTTTCATTATCGTATTGAGAATGATAAGGACATTTACTCATGTCAAATCAATCTCCTGGATATGATTAGGGTCATTAACATCAAAATTACCTGGTGTTAACCTATACACTTTAGTTATTTTATTTTTGAATTCCCAAGCAATTAATCCAGGTATTGCTCTCATTATTCCGTCTTTATCTCTAATGTAAACCTTTAACGATCTAGAATTAGAATACTGTGATCTAGGCATTATACAACCTCACTTAATTTGTGACCTGCACCTTCAGGACAAGACATTGCCTGTATAATCCTTACATCTTCAAAGGTGTTGACTAGAAACTCTAGCTGACATTTACAACATCTAAGGTTCATAGCCAGTCCTCGCTAATCATGTCTTTACATCGTTCACAGATGCCCCATAAATGGCCCTTCTGGTCTTGATGACATTTTCTTATTCTGCATAAACAACATTTGTTGTGTCTTGGTATCTCGTCTCCCATAATATTGATTCTGACCCGTATGGGCTATATAATATACGCGGCAAATCTGCCGCAGAAAAAAACGCTAGTTTTTTTTGACAAAATGCGATTGCATATCGCCTGCTAAGGTACTTAGCGACTCATGATTGCATTAAAAGGATTGGGATTGGGGTTTGGGGGGGTTTTAAGAGCCGATGGGGGATGGGACAGGCCATGATGGAGACACTCTATATTATAGGAACGATAATTGTGGGTTTTGGCGTAGTTTTCAAACTATTAATTGACCTGGGACATAAAATTGAAGATGGATTAATTGAATTAGATGAAAAACTAGCTATTGCAATACGATCAGTAGTGGAAAAGATACCAGGCTTAGGTGAACATGAGCCAATTAACCCAATTCAAATGGCGATAGGTCAACTTATAGCTAACATGAACCAACAAAAGCAACAACCACAGATGAAAGTTATCGAAAGAGACGAAAAAGGTCTTTTTACAAGTCAAGATTCATAAGCCTACTATTCACCAGATAAGTTATGGCTCGTAGAAGAAAGTCTAGTCCACGCCGAAGAAGTCGAACAACTTCACTATTGAATGTTGCAGAAAGTTATGCTTATGCAAATGTATTAACTCAGGGATTAATGGGAACATCTCCTGTAGGATTAATTACAGGCCCTACAGATATTGGGTTTAAGACTCCAAGTGTAGGGTCAAGTATGCTTCAAGCATATGCAGCACCTATGGCCGTTGGAGCAGATGCAATCTCTTTGGGAGATCTAATCAGTTCTCCTGACCAGGCATTCGGTGTTGTTCAAAATAACTTTATGAACAATTACCAGGCAATGGCTATACAATCATTAGGCATTGGTATTGGCTTTAGATTAGGTAAGAGATTACTTCGCAGACCTATTTCAAATGTAAATCGTAACATTTTCAAACCTTTAGGAGCAGGTTTCAAACTTTGAGGTGATCTAAGATGACAACACAAAATGTAACAGGTGTTCTAAACTGCTCTAGCGGTTTCAAGATTCCTTTAAACGCAACAATCACAGACGGAACTGAAGCAAGTCTTACTACAGATACAGCTTACACAGTAACAGCACAGAACATTGGAGACTTTGCAACAGGTCAGACAGTAACTTCTGGTATTGTTACAGCAGGAGCTAACATATCATACGCATACATACTAAGGAAAGGATTGATTCTATCTCTAGTACCATTCGCAGTTAAGGGAGTGGCATGTGGCACTCCTGATCTTGCTCGCCCTGTAACTCTGATGGCTGGGGATCAACTCCGTGTCTTTACCATGGTCA